AATGTATCATGGCTCAATTTTTTGAACCCTCAACCGATACAAATGCTAACTTTGCTAACTCCGTAAGTGGACAGGCTAATAGTTTCTTCCTACCTTCGATTTACTCTAAAAAGGTTCTAAACTTCTTTAGAAAATCCTCGGTTGTAGAAGCTATTACAAACACCGACTATGCTGGTGAAATATCTGCTTTCGGAGACTCAGTAAAGATTATCAAAGAACCAGTTATCTCTGTCTCTGATTATACAAGAGGTAGTGATACTACTGCAACTAAACTAACTGACCAAGAACTTACATTGGTTGTCGATAGTGCTAAAGCTTTCAAATTCATCGTAGATGATATTGAAACAAATATGTCACATGTAAACTTTAAAGAAGTAGCTTCAAGTTCTGCAGCTTACGCTTTAAGAGATTCATATGATGCTGCTGTTATCGCAACTATGTTCTCAGGAGTTTCTAGTTCATCACCTGACCATGTGTTAGGTACTGACAATGCTACCGACTTAGCTGCCGGTACATTTGATGGAACTGGTAACCTTGACATAGGTTTTGGTACTAATGAGCATGACCCAATTGATGTTTTAGCTAGAATGGCAAGACTATTAGACGAACAAAATGTTCCTGAAGAAGGAAGATGGTTTGTTGCTGGTCCTGACTTCTACGAAGTATTAGGTCAAGCTTCTTCTAAATTGCTATCTGTAGACTTCAACGCAGGTCAAGGTTCAATTAGAAACGGTTTAGTATCTAGTGGAAAACTAAGAGGATTTGATATGTACAAATCTAACAACATTGCAAGCACATCTAATGCTGCTGGTAAAGTTTTAGGTGGACATATTTCATCTACTGCAACTGCTAATACAATTCTTTCAACAGAAGTCCTAAGAGACCCAAGTTCTTTTGGTGACATCGTGAGAGGTCTTCATGTCTACGGAGCAAAAGTTCTTAGACCTGAAGCATTAGTAAGTGCTTTCTACGGTATTGATTAAGAGTAATCATTTGGGGGAGTCTTAGGACTCCTCCTTTTTTTAAAAGGACAAACATGGATAAATACGAACAACAAGAAAAAGGTAATCCAAAACCTAGTGGAAATGTTTCTTATTACAAATCTTTAAAAGAAAAAGAAGAAATGTGTAAAGATATGGCTGGGTATAATGAAAGTTTAAGACCGGGTTACTATAACGAAAAAAATAAAGTGGAGAAATAGATGTATTCAAGAAAAAAAATGGCTCATGGTGGACCACATCCTGAAGATAAAAAGAAAAGAAAAATGATGAAAAAAGGTAAGATGGTTAATGATAGAATCATGTATTCCGGTGGTGGTGAAGTTTTAACACCTAATTAAAATGAAAGTTAAAGCACCTAAAGGTTATCATTGGATGAAACAAAAAAATGGTAGTTATAAATTAATGAAACACAAAGGCAAGTTTGTAAAACATAAAGGTGCTAG